ATACAGATTTATGGCCGATCGGTATATGGTGAAACCCGCATATATGTTGCTGATGAGCAACAGGCCGATGCGATACGTAAAATAACCACAACAAAAACTCTAACTACTATACAAATGAGGGGTTTAGAGGAATTAGGTTTTGAGTTTCAGGAAGTAATTGATCCCAAAAACAGGATAGTATAATGGCAAATAATAGTGTAAAAATATGGGAGAATGGGAGTATTTTTGCCGCGTTGACGGGCTTAACATCACAGAGCAAAAATAAAAAAACTGGCAACATGATAGGGATATCGATATTGCCGCTAGCGGAAAAGCCTAGTGATTCGATTAAACACAAAGCCGATGGGCCACAATGCGGTACTTGTGCGCTAGCCGCTGGCACTCCCGGC